AGATCAATACCGTGACGATCGTGGGCGACGGCAGTGGGACGCCGTTTAATGTGTGAAGGTGATGTGACGCATGGCTGCGGTAGGACTTCCGCTCTGGACGCCGACGCTCTGGGCCGATACGGTCTGGGCGCTCGGCGTCTGGGTCGAGTACGACGAAGACCACATGGGGACCGTCTGGGCCGACGATACCTGGACCCTCACGACGTGGGGACCGGAGACGTGGGAAGACGCCGACTCTCCCTTCAATCCGATCTATGCCGTGAGCAGCAACAAGGCGGTCGGGATGCGGATTCAGCGAGTGTGATGCTGTGATACGTAACGCAGCCAACCAAATCGCGGGCGGGCAGGTCATCAATGCGACCTCGGGCACCGCGTTTATCGGGACCGTGACGGTCTATGTCACCGGCGACGGTGGAACGCAAGCCCTCGGATCGGTGGGGTCGGGGCTCTGTACGCACGAGGGTAACGGGTATTACACCTATACCCCGTCGCAAGACGAGACCAATTACGCCAGTGTCGCGTTTACGTTCATCGGGGCTGGCGCCGTACCGTCGTCAACGACGTACGACACGCTGACCCTCGCGCAGAGTGCGGCGCTGAATGTCGCGTCCTCGGGGGCGTCGGTCACGGCGCGGCAGTTGATTACCCGTGCGCTGAAGCGGATTGGCGTCGTGGGGGCGGGACAGACGGCCTCGAGCGAGGATGCCACCGATGCGCTGTTCCTGCTGAATGCGCTGCTGGATAGCTTCGCCACCGAGCGGTTGATGGTGCCGTGCATCGTCCGCACGCCGTGGACGATTGTCAGTGGGACCGGATCGTACACGGTGGGCACTGGCGGCGACGTGGATATTGCGCGTCCGGTGTTCGTGCATGACATTCGCTTCATTGATACCTCGACCGATCCGGATCAGGAATCAGGGCTCGGCGTGCTGACCGATCGTAGCTACAGCTCCATCAGTCAGAAAGCCGCCACCGCCACGTATCCCACGCACTATTACTACAACCCGACGTTCACCGGGACCGGACTGGCGACGATCACCTTCTGGCCGGTGCCCACGAGTGCGACGCTCGAGGGCGTGATCTACGTACCGACCGCGTTGACGCAAGTCGCCTCGCTCAACACCACGCTCGTGTTACAGCCTGGCTACCGGATGTTCTTACAGGAACAGTTGGCGGTGACGTGTGCGCCGGAGTGGGGCGTGCCGGTGCCTGGTGATCTGCGGGAGAGCGCACGGGAATCCAAGGCGAACATCAAGCGCGCGAATATCCGCATCGTGGAGCAAGCGACGATGGAAGGCTGCCTGCTCGGTGGGGGCGGCATGTATGACATTTACAGCGACCAATGAGTGAATTGCGCGGCTTTTGCGGACCGTCGTATACGAGCCAATCGTCACTGGCGAGTGCCGAGTTCTCCATGAACTGGTACCCCGAGACGAGTGAGAGCCCGCACGCCCTTGCAAAGGTCTCGCTGTACCCCACGCCCGGCTTGAACCTGTTTGCCACGCTCACGCAAGGGCCCGTCCGCGGCATCTTCGGCCAGCAGGATCGTTGTCTCGCGGTCGGCGGGATGCACCTCTACGACGTGTCCAGCGCGGGCACCGTCACCGACCGCGGCACGATGGCCTTCGATAGCTCCCCGACGACGATGACGTCCAACGGCGACGGGGGCGGACAGTTGTTTGTGCCCTCCGGTGGTGAAGGTTACGTGCTCGATCTCGCCACCAACGTCCTCACCAACGTCGTGAGCGACGTAACGATTGGCGGGATGCTCGATGGGTTCTTTCTGGCCCTTGATGTCGATACCTCCACCTTCAAGATTTCCGATCTCCTTGATGGCCTGACGTGGGACCCACTCCAGATTGCCCAACGCTCCACCGCGCCAGATCCGTGGCGCTCCCTATTGGTCGTGGGCAAGAACATCTGGCTGTTCGGTGAGCACACCTCTGAGCTCTGGTACAACTCGGGCGATTCGCCGTTCCCCTTCGCGCCGTTTCCGGGGGCGCTCATTCAACAGGGGATTGCGGGCACCTTCTGCGCGGCGCAAGTCGGGAACAACGTCATCTGGCTGGCCCAGAACGCCCAAGGTGATCGCACGGTCGTCAAGGCGCAAGGCATTTCGACGCAGAAGATCAGCACCTACGCGATTGATGACGCGCTCGAGACCCTGGACAGCGTGTCCGATGCGGAATGCTTCTGCTATCAGGAACGCGGGCATCTGTTCTGGGTGCTGAACCTGCCGAGTGCGGACAAGACCATCGTCTATGACGATACCGAGGGTCAGTGGCATGACCGCGGCGATTGGGACGTAGACACGAACCAGTACACCGTCGATCGCCCGCGAGTCCATGCGCCGATCTACAACCGGCATTTGGTCGGTGATCGGAACTCGGGCGCGATCTACACCCAGAGCATCGCGTTATCGACGACGGCCGATGGGGATGGGATTCGGCGGGTTCGACGCACACCCGGTTTGCAGAGTGAACAGTCGCCGATGCGGAATGACTCACTGCGGCTGTTTATCGAGCCGGGATTGGCGCTCCAAAGCGGTCAAGGCTCCGATCCGTCACTGGCCTTGCGCTACTCGGATGATGGCGGCAAGACGTGGAGCAATGAACTCGTGCGCTCGGCCGGCGCGGTGGGGCAGTACAAGCACGTCGTGGAGTGGAACCGTCTCGGGATGTCGCGGTATCCGCGGGTCTACGAGCTCGTGACGAGTGATCCGGTGCCGTTCCGGATCTTGGGCGCGTGGAGAAATCCGCCTCGGATTGGGAGGGCTGCTTAATGGCACTGAACCCGCCCCCGATGCCGATCGACACGCCCCTGGTGGGCAAGGATCGGCTCATGGACTGGCTGTGGGTCCAGTTCTTTACCTCGCGTGATCAGCGGATTGAATCCGCCTCGCAAACGGTGACGACGGTGGCGTTATCCACGCAAGCGGCCTCGATTGCGGCGACGGCGATCAACGTCTCGAATGCCGGGGCGCTCTACCGCGTGAACATTTATCACCGCATCACCCGAGCGGCGACCACGAGCAGCAGCAGTGAACTCACGATTGCGTGGACGGAAGGCGGGCAAGCGTTGACGAAAGTGTACACGGCCCTGACGGCGAATACGGTGACGACCGTACAGCAAGAGGTCACACCGTTCCGGGTGGACGCCAACACGTCCTTTACCTATGCCGTGACCTACGCCTCGTCAGGAGCTACCTCGATGCAGTTCTATCTCGAATTGGATGTAGAGAGGGTGAACTAAGTGGCGTTCTACGACGTAACCGGCACTCTCCAAGAGGGGTCAATCGACCCGTATCTGGCCTCGCGGCGGCGCATGTGGACGGACGAGGTGAGGCGGAATCAGGCGGCGGCCCATCGGGGCAAGGTCTGGAGAACGGCCGCGGGTGGCGCGGCGCTCGTTGGGGGTGCGGTGGCGGCGCCCTACATCGCGAGCATGTTTACCGGCGGCGCAGGCGCGGCGGGGGCGGGCGGGGCGGCGGCTGGGACCGGCGGCGCAGCGGCGGCTCCGGCTGCGAGTGCGGGCTGGGCGCTGCCCGGTGTGACCGCGCCGACGTTTGGCGGGGCAGCAGCCACCACAGCGGCCACGGTGCCCAGTGTCGCGTCTGTGGCAGGCGCAGGAGGGCTGATGTCACGCATTCCGTGGGGCTCTGTGGCGAGTCAGGGGGCCAATACGCTCTTTGGCATCTACGCCAATCGACAGGCCTCCAATGCCAACCGTGACGCGCTGGCCTATCAGGAACGCGCCAACGCCGAAGCGATGGCTTTTGAGCGCGAGCAGATGGCGGAGTCACGTCGACAGTTTGATCAGCAGCAAGCCGCGGCCGAACGCTCTCACGCCGCCGATGAGCAGTTTCGCGGTGCGCAGTTCGCCTCCAGTGAGGAAGAAAGACTCTACCGCCGTCGGTTGGAGGACGAACGCGAGGCACGACGTGCGCCCTATCGACAGGCCTCCCTCGAAGCCCTAGGGCGTTTGCCGGGGATTCTTGCGAGCGGGCGCACGTCACCTGGATCACTCGGCAGCTATCGGAGAGGGTAAGTCATGTATCCAAACTATCAGTGG